GGAATTTTTACAGTAGGGTTTGGACCAGCTTCAGCAGTAGTTGTTTCATCTGGTCATACTTTTAGTACAAGTGATACTGATGGTGCTATATGTCTTATATCAGGTACAAGTTCTCACACAATAACATTTAAAAATAGAATAGGTAGCACAGGAAATTTTAGAATTATGATGGTAGGAGCTGGAAGTCCTGCTCCAATTTAATAAAGGAGAATAAGTGAGTTTAATATATAAGATTAAAAACTATGAAACAGATACTGACGATTCGTCAAAAACAAAAGTTGGTTTTTATGTAACAGATTCTCAAGGCAACAAACTTGCAATTGATAAACTTGTTACTACTGGTAGTAAATCAAAAGAAACAATTATTACTGAAGCATCAAATGCAGCACAAAATGAAATAGACACTTGGGTATCTCAGTTTGAGGTAGTTGGTAAAATTTGGAATCCTGATACAAATTCTTTTGAATAATGAAAAAATTAATATTTATAACATTAATACTTTTTGGATGTAATAAAGTAGCCAATGTGGATATACAAGACCAACATGGCGAAAAACATTTTTACAATAGAATACTACTCTTTAATGAAGACTCTACAATGCTTTGGTGTTATAATCATGAACAGTTTGAAATTGTAAAAAAAGATACAAATCGTACTAAGTATAAAGATTGGAATGATTTAGCAAGTGATTGGATATTGTACTAATGGCAAAGATTCAAGAAAGTTCTGGAGTAAGTTTTTCACTTAGTTTTTTAATTCAAGTCTTGTCTGCAATCGTACTTGGAGTTTGGGGCTACAGTCAGTTGGATTCAAGAATTAGTTTTGTAGAAACAACAACAAGTAACAACTCTATGCACATAGAAAAAATACAAGCAGATATGTTGGCAAACCAAGATGCTCCTATCAGTTCAGACCATATCCAAAATACCTCAATTAGATTTTTAGAAACAATGGTTGCACAACACGAATCAGAAATAATGAAATTGCAAGACAAAGTGTATCAATTAAATAGAATAATAAGCATGAGACGATGATAGGCGAATTAATATCAATATTAAATGAGATGATGTATGACAAAAAAGAAAGATTCTAGGTTAAAAAAAGCTGGAGTTACAGATTATAATAAACCCAAAAGAACTCCTAATCATCCAACAAAAAGTCATATTGTAGTAGCAAAAGTTGGAGATAAAATTAAAACAATAAGATTTGGACAGCAAGGTGTAAAAGGTGCAGGTAAAAACCCTAAAACTAAAAAAGACAAAGCAAGAAGAAAATCTTATTATGCAAGACATAATGCACAAGACCCAAATCCATCTAAGTTGTCAGCAAGATTTTGGTCTCATAAAGTAAAATGGTAAAGGAGTAGTTATGCCACCTAAGAAAAAAAGAAAACCAGCAAAAAAGAAAACTTCAGGGGCTAAAAGTTTATCAGCAAAAGCTAAAAGTTCTGGAATATCATTAGGTACATTAAAAAAAGTTTATAAAAGAGGGCAAGCAGCCTACCTTTCAAGTGGTTCAAGGAATGTTCCTATGGCTGCATGGGCAATGGGTAGGGTAAATTCTTTTATTAGGGGTAGTAGAAAGCATGATACTGACTTGAGGAGGGGTGGTGCGAAAAAGAAAAAGAAAAAGTAAAGACCCAAAAGTTGGTACAGGTAAAAAACCAAAAGGTTCTGGAAGAAGATTATATACGGATGAAAATCCAAAAGATACAGTAAGAATTAAATTTGCTACACCAGCAGATGCTAGAGCAACTGTTGCAAAGGTAAAAAGAATTAGAAAACCTTTTGCTAGAAAAATACAAATATTAACTGTATTAGAACAAAGAGCAAAAGTTGCAGGTAAAACTGCACAAGCTAAAATAGCCAAAGCAGGTAAAGAGTCAATAAGGAAAGCTAATGCCAAGAAAAAAAACAAAAAGTAAAAGAAAGCAAGCATATAAATATGGTGTTCCAGCTAAATATACTAAGGGTGCTAAGAATCCTAGAAAAAAAGCTGCAGAAATAAAAAGAACTGCAAAGCTATATAGGCAAGGCAAAAGAATTAATTTAAAAGCAGTAGAAAAATCTCGTGTTGGACAAGCTAAAAAAAGGAAAAAGAAATAGTGCAAAAAGAAATAAAACATATAGTATATTGTGAAGAAGATTGCAACTGTGATTGTTGTGATGATTGTTGTTAAGTTATATTAAAAGGAGAAAAGATAATGCCAAGAGGAACAGGAACATACGGTTCAAAAGTAGGTAGACCTAAAAAATCAGGTAAAAACAAAAAAAAGAAAATGAAAAAAGGTAAGAAAAAGTAGTTTAAGTTAACAAGTTGTTAACAGATAATGTTTAAATTATAGCAGTAATATGATAGATATATTTGCAGAATATGGAATTGTTGGAGTAATGGTAATGCTTTTTGCAGGGCAAATGGCTTGGTTGCAAAAGGTATTGACACAAAAACTTACTGACCAATATCAGATATTAGTAAAACTAATAGATAGGTTTAATAAATCTGATGATTCATATGATAGATGGCAAGATAAAATTATAGACAATGCTGAAAGAAGACATGAGTCTGTTGTAAAAGAATTAAATGATTTAACAGATGATATGAATTACATAAAAGGTATAGTATCAAGATTGAATGGAAAACATTAATGCCAATATACACATATAAATGTAAGGTTTGTAACAAGCCTACAGAAAATTATAGCAGAAACTTTAACACTTCTGATGAGGATGATTTTGTTGGAACAAGTTGTAATGACCAACATTGTGATGGAAGTTTTGAAAGAATTATTTCTCCAATAAATACAGTTGTTAGAGAAGGTGGAGCTTGGGCATCTGCAATAAGAAAAGACCAAGTAGATTTTTCAACCATATCTATGGAAGATGGGTTTAAACGAATGAAAAAATCACAAGGAGCAAGAAAATGAAACTAGCAAACATGATGGTAGATTACTTATGTAATGAAGAGACTAAAGAAGAAATCATCAAAAAATTAAATGACAGAATTGACATACCGATTATAAATGAAAAGACTGAAGCAAAAGTTTTAAATTCTATTTATTCTGTAGTTGAGGATGTTATTAAAAAAGTTTTACTAAAGTAAAATGCCGAAACAAACAGCCACATTAAGAGACTTTTCTGGTGGTCTTAATAATCAAAGAGATAAAAGAGACATAGCAGATAATGAATCTTCTTTTTGCCAAGATGTAATAGGAGACCAAATAGGTGTTTTAAGAAACATGGGTGATGGTGATGGAACACCTAGGGATGCAGGGCATGCAACATCTGCTGCAAGCTTTGCAACTGTTGGTAGTCACGCCATAGAAAATGCAGGAGGACATGGTCTAAAGCATTTTGAGTTTGATTACAATAAAGCAAAAAGTAATAGTGGTGAACATTATATATGTGCAATAGACCAAACAGGTAATAGCAGCAACACTCAATGTAAAGTTCTTGATTATACCAATGAAACTTGGACAAGCATAGGAGATATTAGTGGAGCAGGTGTTACAACTTGTCAGGGTGGAGTAATACCAATTGGTAATAAAATTATTTTACATGATACAACTGTTAATGACTCAAGTACAGTAAAACAATATAGTTATGTTGGTTATAAACAATTAGGACTAGCACAGGATTCTTTTTTGTTTACTGATTTTAAAATTTCTCCACCAAATGATGGAGACCTTGTAACAAGTGCTTCTTTTGAGGTTGGAAGTTTTAATGTAGAAATAGACCAAGGAAGTGCTGGTACAGGTAGATGGCAATCAGGTTATTATAAGTTTGGACTAACATTTATATATGAAAAGAGAATGGAGTCTACTGTTTTTGAAATGTCAACTGCAAAAAACATTACTAATGATGATTGTCTTTTAAACATAACAGTTTATGCTAGTTCAGAAAATGGTTTGTCTAGCAATCTTGGTCAAGATTATTCTAACAATGTTACAGGTGGTAGATTGTATTGGAAATTATATGATAATACAGGAAGCAGGGTTAATGATAGTGAATGGAATTTACTTGCAGATATAGACATTACAGGAGTTTCTGGTCAAAATAATGCTTTTGGTGTTCGTTCTAAAATGAGTGGTGATTATAAAGATTGGACTATAAGCAATGGTGCAAGCACACCAAGGGGAACTGTAACTGTAACAGCTATAGAACCAAGCATTGATACATATGCTACCATTAATGGTTATTCTAGCAATGAAGGTAATTTAACTATTGGAAATGCAGGAGATGGTTTTAAAACTGGTGTATTTGCAAACAGAAGATTATTTGTTGGTAATGTAAAAAAGACAACAAACGAAGGTGTTAGAAGAAAACACGCTGACAGAATTATGTACACTCCAATAAATAAAGAAAATATATTTCCTGATAATAATTTTATAGATGTTGCTTTGGGTGATGCAGAAGCCTACATGAGGTTAGAATCTGTAGGTGATAGATTATTTGCATATAAAACCAATACATTATATATAATAAATATAGGTAGTCCTAATCCAGGGGGTTGGTTTTTAGAAGCAACTCACGAGGGGTATGGTGTTTTACATCCTAACGCTGTTATAAAAACACCTTTTGGTATTACTTGGGTAAATCAAAATGGTCTTTATGTATATGAAGGTGGAAGTGGAATTACTGAATTAATTACTGAAAAAGTTTTAAATGGATATAAAGATGGTTTATTTAATTTAAAATCATGGGCAAAGTTAATAACTTCTGGAAGTATCATAGGTTATTATAGTAAAGAATCACATATTATAATAGCTTTAGATTCAAGAAGCACAACTAATGACCAAAACTTTGGAGGAAATGGTAGTGATGTTATTATCTACGATTTAAAAACTCGTTCTATTTGGTTAGGTAAAAACAGACTGCATTCAGGTGATGTGTTTAGTAATTTTGATTATGATGCTAATGGTGATTTATTATATTACTCAGAGAATAGTGATACTATAACACTAAGAACTTGGAGAGGAGAACCACAAGATTCTAGTAATATAGTTTATCAAACAAAAGATTTTGACTTTGGAACTCCAAGTAAAAGAAAAAAAATATATGGCTTTCATATAACTTATAAATCCTCTTCAAGTACAACACAAAATAATGTTTTAAGATATGCATTGAATGGTTCTACTTCATTTGTAGATTCAGATTTAAGTAGTAATACTTTAAATCAAGCAACAGATTTTGAAATAGCTAAAATACCTTTAGATGACCCAGTAGAATGTCAAAGCATTGCTTTACAAATAACTGTTGATTCAGCAACAAAATTAGAAATAAATGATATAACTATTGAATATAGACCAACATACAAAAGGTTAATTAACACATAATGGCAGATTTTAAATATAATAAAATTAATTCAGTAGGTGTAAACCATGGAACTAAAGTTTATGGAAGAAAGAATGCTCCTGATGTAGGTGTAACAGACCAAAAAGAAGGAATAGATATAAGTTATCATAATGAAAAAGTTGGTTTTAAAAACTCTACATTTGGATATGGTGCAACAAACTCTATTAATATTCAATCAGGTGAAAAAGAATTAAGGATAGAAGATGCAGATTTAGGTGTAGGAGATAATAAAAAATCAGTTGTAGTTAGAAAGATTTTAGCAGAATCAGGGAGTATAGGTGGTGTTGTTTTAGCTTCAGATAGTATAACAAGTCAAGGTTCAGCAACATTTGCAGATGGTCATATTAATTTTCAAAGTAATGGAAATATTCATATTCAAGGAGATGCTGACAATACAGGTGTAATATTTATACATGATGGTAATGATACTAAAGCAACAGATGGAGATGCTTTTAGAATTTTTTCAGATGCAACTACTTCAGCATTACTTATAAGAAGAAATGGTAATAACAGATATTCATTTGATGCCAATGGTAATGTTAATATTCATGGTAAAATAAATTTTGGTTCATATAGTTCTCCAGATGCAGGATTTGAAAGAGATGTAGGTAATATAAAATGTTTATTAACAACTGGTGGAGGTTTGCTTCCAGACTCAGATGATGGGCATGACTTAGGAAGCTCAAGTTTAAAATGGGATGATGTTCATGCTACTAATGGAACTATACAAACTTCTGACTTAAATAATAAAGAATCAGTTCAAGCATCTCAGCTAGGTTTAAGTTTTGTTAATTCTTTAAATCCAATTTCTTATAAGCTAAAAGGGAAAACAAGAACACATTATGGTTTAATAGCACAGGAAGTCAAAACACTTTTAGATTCTTTAGGTATAGATACAGAAAATTTTGCTGGTTATGTTGACCCTGCAGCTAATGATGAAGAAGGGTCAAAAGGGTTGAGATATACCGAGTTTATATCACCAATGATAAAAGCAATACAAGAATTAAAAGCAGAAGTAGATGCTTTGAAAGGTGAATAGATTGGTTTTAATTAGAAGAAAAAAGTTTTAAATTTAATAGGATAATTATATGGCTACAGAACAAAAAATTACATACCAACCTTTCGTAACCCCTGGAATGAGAGCTCTTGCAACTGGACAAAGAGCACAAGCTCAATTTAATACTCTTGCAGATATGGCAGGTTTACAACTTGCTAGAGATATAGCAATGGAAGATAGAGCACAAGAAATAGAAAGACTTAGATTGGCTGAACAACAAAGAGAAATGTTGAAAAAAGCAGATAGAAGAGCTAGAAAAAAACAATCATCTCAAGCTATTGGAACTTTACTAGGTTCAGCTATTGGAACTATTGTTCCTGTTGTTGGAACAGCAATAGGTGGAGGTGTTGGAGGTGCTATTGGTAGTCTATTTGGTCAAGAGGGTGGTTCTGTTCCTAGTGATGTGCCAGCACCAACAGGAAAATTTAGAAGAAGTAATTATGAACAATTAGTAAGAGACCAAGAGTTTTTAGGAGAGCAAGAAAAAGCCATTAGAAGAGCACAAAAATCAACATTAGGTACTTTATTGCAAGCAGGTGCACAAGGCTATAGCATGGGAAAAGGCATATCTTCAGGTTTAGATATGCTAAAAGGTGCAAACATAGGAGAAAGATTAAATATGCTTCTTAATAGAGGGCAAGATAAAAGAGGTGGTATATCATTAAATCAAGGTTTTAAAAATATAATTCCTGATACATTAGAACCTAGCATATTACCTTCATTTGGTAAAAAATCAAATTCTTTAGGATTAGGTATGGATTTTATTTTTGATAATGTTGAAACTAAAAACAATTCTATTTTTTCACTTGCAAATAATTTAAATTCTTTACAAAAAGATAGTATGGGAAATTTAGTAAGAACCCCATCATTTACACGATAATGCCAGGAATGACAACACCAACACTTTTACAAATGTCTCAAGGTTACCAGACAGGTGGGTTTGTAACACCTAATTTTACATCAAACCCTATGGGTATGGATTTTTCCTCAGCATTTCAAGATTTAAATCAACAACAAATAGAACAATCATTAAATATTCAACCTCCTCAAATAACTGCTGAAACTACACCACCACCACCAAGCGTAGATGGTGGAGGAACAGGAGCAACAGGCACAGATTTTTCAGACCCTGCAGCTATTGCTGCATCATTAGGTTTTAATCCTTCACAATATAGTGAATATTTTACAGCAATTACACCTGAAATGCAAGCAGCTACACAAGAAGGAACATATGACCCATTTTATGCAGAACAAATAGAACAAATAAGAGGTGGCATACAAGGTAGAACAGAAGGTTTAAGACAAAATTTATTACAAAGTGCTATGCAAGCACAACAAGCAGGAGCTGCTAGTGGTTTTGCAGGAGGAGCAGCAGGTGGTGCAAGAACACAACAATTAATGAGACAGTCTGCTGAACAACAACAAGCAGGTATAGGTAGACAATATGAAGCTCAAAGAAGAGGAGTACAAGAACAGATTGCAAGTAGAATTGGTGCAGCTCAAGATGCAATAGAAAGAGCAAGGCAACAAAACATAGCAACTGCCAGAGGTTTAATTGCAAGTGGTGCAGAATTTGGAACACCTCTTCAATCTAATATTGGACCTGCTGCAACACCTCAAGATATTATTACACAATTTGATACCCCTGAACAAAGATATGGTAATATGCAAACTTTTGATAGTTTATTAACCCCTACACAAATGCCAAATGCATTACCTAGAGGTCCTGGTTTAGACAGACCAATAGGTGCATTTGACCCAAGAACAATAAGAGGATACTAATGCCAAGACATGATAGAATTAGATTAATAGACCCAGCAAGTTACCAAGGTCCATCTGCTTTTGAAGGCTTAGATTCTTTGTTAAATACAATAAATAATATTCAAAGACAAGAAGAAGCAATAGAAAGAGCAGATAGAATAAGAGAACAAGACCTTGCTTTGAAAGAAGAAGAGAGAAACTATCAAAGAGACCAAGATGCTTTAGCAAATAAAATTTTCATGGAGGATAGAGAAAACCAAGCTAAGGCACAACAAACTGCTGAAAATAGAATTGGATTTAATACCATTTTAGAAAATTATAAAGATGACTCTCAAGGAGCTATGCTTGCTCTTAAAGAAAGAAGTTCAGATTTTAAAGATTTACCTGAATATGCTGCAACTTTAAAATCTTTAGATGAAGTTTTTTCAAAAAATCAAACACATCAAAAAGTAATAGACACTTTGGGTCTTGACCCTAAAGACTATACTCTTGAAGAAGCAAAAGATGTAAAATCAAGACTTCTTACACAAAATGCATCACCGAATATAATACGACAAATAGATGGTATAATAAATCAAAAAAATGTTTTTAATGAACAGATTTTAAGTGGTGCACAATTTAACAATCAAGTATTAAGAATAAAATCTAATCCAAAGAATGTTGTTGAAAGAGATGAAAACAGTATTAAGAATTTGCAAATAGGAACTCAAGATGAAATTATGGGAAGAGTTTTAAATGATAAAGGTGAAGCTGCACTTAAAAGATTAAGACAGCAGTTTTTAAGCACAGGTGAATCTGAAGCTATAGAGCCCCCAGAGTTTAAAGAATTAAGAGATGCTGGATTTAATGTTGATGTAAAAGATGGGGTTGCAAGAGCTATAAATTTTCCAACAGGTGAAACAAAAATTGGAACTATAGAAAGTTCTATTGAGCTTATTCCTGGTTTTGACCAACCGTTTAAATTTCAAGACCCTCAACAAACAGTAAGCTTTGTAGATGCAGTAGAGAATGTAGAAGATTTACAAGCTTTTTTTGAAAGAGATTCAGCAGAGCTTCAAAATGTTGATATAGATACAAGAGACGAAGAAAGTCCTTTAGATGATGTAGAAGATGTAGAAACAGATGAAAAATTACAATCTCTTAAAAAACAATTAGATACCTTGGGTGAAAAATCTAAAAAAGATTTAGACGAACAAGTAAGAGATTTAACTCAAAAAATAAGAGTAGCAACAGCAGAAAGAAACCCTCAAAAAAGAGATAGACTTGCCAAAGAACTACGAGATGCTCAAAAACAAATAACAACGCTTCGTTCAAAACCTCGAATACAAGAACAATATGACCGAAGATTAAAAAGACTAAAAAAACAAAATTTAGATGAACAAGTAAGAGATTTAACTCAACAAATAAATGTAGCAATAGCAAAAAATAACATACAAGAAAGAGATAGACTTGTTGAAGAATTAAAAGGTATCCGAAAGCAAAGAGCAGGCCTTTAAACAAAGATTATGACTTACATAGACTTTGATGATAGTTTTTTAGATGAAAATAAATCTACAAAATTAGAACCAACTACTGCAGAAAAATATTTTCCTAGCATATATAAACTATTTGATGAAGATAAAGTTCCCAACTTTATTAAAGAAGGTTACAATAGAAGTATAGAGGGTCTTGCATATCAGTCTATGACTGGTAAAAAGTTTTATAATGTAGGAGAATACACTCCTAATCATTTAGAAGATATTGGTGCAACTATAGTTTCTTTTGTTGCTACTCCTACTGATTTAGCAAGTATGGCTTTAGGGGGTGCAGTTGGTAAAGCAGTATTAAAACCTCTTATGAGTAAGGCAGCAGGTTTTATGTTAAAAGGAGGAGTTCCTAAAAACTTAGCAAAGAAAGCTGTTGAAAATGGTACGAAAGCAGTAATAAATAAAGGTGCACAAAAAGGTTTAGCAGATGAAACAGCAAGTTTATTAGCAAGAGAAGCAACTGCAACAAACTTAGCTGGGGCAGTAGGTAGTTTAGGGTTCTATTCTGGGCTTCAAAGTGCTGCTTTGCAAAAAGTAGAACAAAATGATGTGGATGCATTAAAAGTATTATATGATGCCACTAAAGGTGGGTTAACTGCATTTGCTGCACAAACAGCAGCTTTGGGTTTAAGTCCTACAATACTATCTAAATTAGGCACTAAAAGTCGATTTGCTGAACAAGCAGCAGTAAAAGGAATAGAGGTTGGTGTATTTGGAACATCTGGAGCTGCATTTGAAACTTTAGAAGGAAGACCTAGATTACCACATTTGAGTGAGTATACTCATGCTATAGGAGTTGTAGGAGGTTTAACACTTGCTAGAAAGGCAATAACTGCACCTAGACAAATAAGAGAATCAAGAAGGCTTGACAAGGTTACAGAAAAAGATATTCAACAAACAGCTAGAGAATTACTTGATATAAAAAAATTACAGCAAGTTCAACAACCAAAAGATTTTAGAGGAAGAAAAAAAGCTGACACAAATGAAATATTGCTAGGTGATAAAATGAGAATTTATATGTTTGATTCTAATTGGAGAGGTAAAGCAAATAACAATAAAATTAAAATATTTGTTGATGCACCTGGAAATACTAAGCTTTCAAAAGGAGAACAAGTTTTACCAAAAAAAGTTTTTAATAAAAAAATACAAGGACAAGTAAAAGATTCTTATGAGAAAACTTTTGATAAAGACATATCATCTTCAATGAGAAAATATGAAAGCAATTTAAATAAAAAAAGAATTTTAGATGCTGATAAGATAAGAAAAGATTTGGGTCAATCAAAAGAAGAGTTTTCTTTAACAAAAAATAATTACAGAAAAAATGGGGATTTAGGTAACTTTACATCTAAGCAAATATTAAAACATTATCAGCTAGAAAAAAGCATTAAAGATTTTGTAAATACTCAAGGAAAAACTGAAACTTTTAGAAGAGCTGTTGCTTCTTATAAATATCCGTCTGCAGTAGAAAAGCTATTATCTCCAAAAGCATATGAAAATTTAATAAAATTAAAACCAGGTTTAGACCTAATAAGGCATCCTTTTAGATTAAATACAGAAAAACAAATTTTAAAATATATTCCAGAACAACAAAGACTTAGAAATTCATATTTATCACCATTAAAACAAGACGGTAAATATGTTAGTGTTGCAGGGAAATCTGGTATTTTTGAATTAGGAACAAAAAAAGATAATCCAGAAGCTTTTTTAGCATCTAGAGTTATGAGAGAAAATGTTGTAGGATTGGATGGTAAAGTTTATGAAGGTGGTAAAGGTTTAAAACCAGGGATAAAATTTAAATTTACAGAAAAAGAAACTAACAAAGCTGTTGGTGATGTTTTTGAATTAAAAAATTTTAATCCTGATGCTTTGAGAAAAGGTTTAGATGGTTCATTTAAATTACATGAAGCAGCAGGGGTAAAAACTGCTGAAAAACTAAATAATTATTTACCGAATATGTTTAGTAAAAAAGCATTAGATGTTTTACAAGGAAATATTACAAAGATAGCTAAAGAGTTAGATAAAAATCCTTTAGAATTTAGGGATTTTATGAAAGTAAAAAACAAAAAATCTACAGACCAGGACAATATGAGGGTTCAAAATTTAATAACTGAATATTTAAACGCACCAAAAACTGACCCAATGTTTAAAGATGCTATGAATATACTAACAAAGATAGCAGAAAAAAATCAAAATATTAAAAATCCACAAATCAATGCATTTCAAAGATTAACTGATATTTTTTATACAGAAAGATTTGGTAACAGAAATCCTTTTGTAGAAAAATCCAGGAAGTTTGATGTTCCTGAAGAGTTGATGAACTTAAAAGGATTTATGGAAAATGATATTAGACACATTACTCAAGTTTATTTTAACAAAGCATCTGAAAGAGTAGCTTCTGCAAGAAACTTTGGACCAAAAGAAGAATTTATAACTGGTGCAATAACAGGTTTAAGCAAAATTGGAAGAGAGTCTGATGCAAAAGCTTTAATTAAAATACACAAAGCCTTAACTGGTAAAATAGAATACGACCCAAAATATAACTGGGATATTAACACAAAAAATTTATTAGCTGACTTAACTAATATTCATGTTGCAACAAAAATAGGTTTAGGTTTTTCTGTTATTCCAAACTTAACACAAACTTTTATTTCAACAGCATTAAAAACAGGTTACGGACCTATTTTTAACGGTTGGTATAAATACAAAACACAACCAGAGTATAGAAAGCTTGTAGATAGTATGGGTTTTGAATATTCAGAGTTATTAAAAAGCACATTTGCTGTAGAAAGTTCAGGAACAAATTTTACAAATAAATTTGCTAGGTATACTACTGATAGATTTTTAGGTATACCAGGCTTAAAAAAAATATCTTTTAATAACATAAATGATTTTAACTTTAAAACATCTCAAATAGGTGCTATAGAATATTTATTAAAACAACAAAAAATATTAAACAACCAAGGTATTGAAGGGTTGAGAGGAAAAGCATTTCAAAGCTACAGATTAAAGGCTAATCAAGAATTAAGTAAAGCAGGAATAACAAAAGATACAAATTTAAATTTATCAAAAGCTAAAGGTAAAAAGTTAATGTCTGTAGATACTTTTAAAAAATTACAAGATTATTCTTTTAACTTTGCTAAAGACTATCAATTACAAAGAAATGTTTTAAGAGACCCATTATTTATGTCTGACCCTAGGTTTAGACCATTTGCATTGTTTAAACGATTTGGATATAGACAATTTACTTTATTGCAAAGAATACTTTCTGAAGAAGCTAAAACAAATCCAGAGGTTATATTAAGATTGGGTATGGCAGGAGTTGCAGGAACAGCAATTATACAACCAGCAACAGAAATGCTTTCTGATTTACTAACAGGAGAAGATGTTTTTTCTGAAGACTACAATGTATCTCAGCTTGTTTCAGTTTCAAACAAAGAAGGTTTTTCTCAAGCATTACAACAAATAAAATTAACAGATGTTATTAACTCTCTTTCAACAGTAGGTGCAGCAGGAATGGTTGGAGATATTTTAGCAGCAGAAGCTCCAACAGATTTAATGAGAAATTTAAAATTTCAAATAACTCCAGTTATGTTTGACTCTATGAATGATGGATATAATGCATTTTATAATTTAGCAAAAGATATTCCTGATTTTGGTATAGCTGGAGCATTAAGAAGAACTCCTAAAAGTGTAGCCCCTTTATTAGGTGCAGGACCAAGTAGATTGTTAAAAAGATTAGAAACAGAAAGACAAAAAGAAGGAAGAATAAATTCAATTAGAACAAGAACAATTGGTAATATTCTTGATTCTTTAATTGAAAAAGATGTTCCAACTGCTAGAAGATTAATTACAGAGTTTAATAATAGTTATGGTTCTATTAATCCTATAACTTTTGACAATGTTTCTTATGATAAAATCAGTAAAAGATATTTAAGAAAACAACTTAAAAGAAAATATCCAAATATAAACATAGATATTAACGATATTTAAAAATAAAACAAGTTTTTTAAAAAAAAGTATGTCTAAAATCAACGACATTTAACTTTCTTTTCTTTTTTAATACTAAGATAGGCTATACAAACAACTGTTCATATAACCTATTTTATACACCTTAAATTAAATATGTACTTTTAAAACGGTAAATCAACCTCTTCTTTAGGTTTTGACTCTACAGGTGGGGGTGATGGTACTCCAACTGGTTTTGCACCACCTTCTTCAGCATCTTTTATTACAAAGCTAAGGTAGTCATTACCATTTTTATCTTGGTTTACCCAAACTGCAACATCTCTTTCTTCACCATAAAGCATTTGCTTTTTGTTGGTGTACTCTGGTTGGTTTTCATTTTGTTTATAAGTGTTTTTGAACACTCTTACTGTTTGCTTTTCACTCATTAGGAACTCCTTGTTATTAAATTTTTACAGGTAGTGTTGGGATGATGAGAACAAAGGTAATCTCATCTGGGGTTTCCCTAGGCAATATATGAACCGTTTAAACACCACCTGCTTCTTTATTTATATTTACCAATGCTAATTTCTTTAAAAGGAAAAATGTATTTGCAGGTAAAGATATCATTAGTTCACCTCTATCTGCTCTAAAAAAAACACCCTCTTCTTCTTTTTCTGGCATAATCCAGGTAGGTATTGTCTTTCTTCTTTTACATCCATAAAACTTAGAATCTATTTCTACATCACCTTGTTCGTGTTGTGCTCCACCTCTATCTCTATTGTATGCTTCAAAGTCAAAATCCTTAGCCAGATTTACTACTTGTCTTTGTAGTTCTGCTCCCCTTTGTCTGTTCCTTCTTCCCATTTGTATTTTTTGTGGATTCTTTTGCTTCATTTTTTAGCACCTCTAATCTTTCTTTAACATACTTTTCTAGGTTTGCTCCATCATCTTTCATTTCAATATACATTCCTAATGTATTTTTTATTTCAACAACTGTTCTCTCTAAAAATCTTACATAGTTGTAAGTATCTACAGCAAATTTACCAAGTTCTTTTATTGTGGGTTTTCGTTTATTTTTGACCATAAATTTTAAATTTGTTTAAGTATTTCCAATCAATTACATAGTATCTAAATCCATTGTCATGGTATCGACCTGTTGCAAAGTTGTTATTAAGTTTCATATCCCTGTATAAATCTTCAAATGGCAAGATAACTGCAACTTGTTTATTAAAGTCATATGCATAAATCATTACAGGTAATACTTGCATCCACCATTCATAACTCTTTAAATCGTTTTCTTTAAGTTTAAACTCATCATTAAAACCTTTAACTTCTATAAAAGATGCTTCTTTATTAATGGCTATATAGTCTGGCATAGCCCTAAGTTTAGGTGGTATCTTTACAAATAAATCTTTAGGAAATGCTTCATTCTTTTCATCAAAACCTACTTTTTGATAATAAATGTTTCTCATTTTAAAAAACTCTTCTGCTTTTACTTCAGCAACATTCAAGTTCTTATCATTTCTTTCATGATATCCTTTAATTGCATCTTTTAATTGAAATAAATCACTCATCTATTCAAACAATTCGTGTAATAATGTAAGTGGAAACAGTATTCCTCTCGAAGTCATATCATCACCACCTTTTACATTTTTAGGTATTTTACCTTCTTTTATTAATCTTTTTAAGTTTTTCTTTAATTTTTTTGTTTGCAAAATAATAGTATTATAACCTCTCTGTTCTGTGTATAAGTTTATTACCCACCACTCTGCTTGTGTAACAGCCAAACCACTAGATTTTCCTCTGCTTTCATATTCAATATAAATATTACCTGTTCTATCCCAAATATCTATTTCTGTTTTTATTTCTATTTCTGTTGTTTCTTTAGAACAAAGAGAAAGAAAGTGTAGTTCACCTAACTGACCTTTGTTTAAACTTACATCAAACTTATTATCATTATTTAGCTTGATTTGTTCTCCTTTTCATTTATTAAAAGGTCTAAATATTTTCTTGCTTTATATAAATCTTCTAAACCATTTTTATACTTATACCTAACAATGTATTTAATAATATTACCTTCGCAAAAATTCAAACACCAACTTAAAATAAATTTAGTTACCTCTATTCCTTTTGTATAATAATCTGGATTGATTACATCAAGAGATTTTTTTTTACTCACACTTTTCACAAACCATTTCTCTTTCTTGTAAAGGGTTTTCTATTTTTTCCTGTCGTAAATTTGGTCTTGTTTTATCAAGGTTTTTATTTATTTGATAATCTCTAGCACCTTCTAACATTTCTTCAAAGTCTTTTATTAAAATATCAAGATTATTAAGTTCATTATTCTTATTATCTCTAGAAAATTTTAAACACGCTAATATTTTATTTCCTTCACCATAACTTAATTTAGCAGTTATGATTAATTCATTTAAAGTTTTACTCATTAGGTAAATCCTCACCTGCATAGATATATAAACCTAATCCAAACAATGCAATGTTTTTAGTAAGACATCTTTGTTGTGATGTGTTAATTTGAAATGAATTAACTTCCATCAATGCTCTATTCCTATTATCTAAAACAGGGTGTGTAAATGTTCTTTTGATACCATCTACTTCTACCCAAGTGCTAACATAAAAACCAGAAGGTGTTTCCATGTAAGGTCTTTTTTCTGTTACACTTACACCATCTTTCTTATAAGTCCTTTCATATGTTTCAGTACCCCATGTTGCATTAGGATATTTTTTTAACAACTCTTGTACAGCATATGCCCAACTTAAATAGTTAAACATACCTTTCTTTTCCACATATTCATTAACATTTATTTTTGATAAAGTGTTATAAACACTACTTTTTTTATTTAAGTTATCAACCATTTTTGTTCTCCTTTGTTATTTGGGTTGGTGAAAGTTCTGCTTTACAGCATGAAGACTTTCCTTTTGTTTCATATATTGTCTTATAATATAAGTCTTTATTACATTTAGAGCAATAGGCAATATAGTTACCACCTAGACCCTGTTTAAACATCTTCTCTTTTTGTTCTTCTTTTTCTTCTTCTGCATTAAAGTTACCATTGATATCTGGAAACTCTGACTTGGCTTTTCTGTGTCCTATTTTTTGATGCTTAGAAAAATTTATAAATTCTATTACTACATTCTCTTTCCATTTTAACATACCAACTTCTTCTAATTTATTTAAATATCTTCTTGCTTTTTGTGGTGTAAAATCTTTAAATGCAGGGAATATTTGGTAATGCATTTCTTCCAAGTTTGCATTCATTCTTCCATGGTCATCAGTAAAAGGTAATAATCTCATAAAGAACCATTGCTCTCTCATTTCTAGTTTATTAAACTTAGAATCGTGTGATATGCTTCTACTAAGTATTCTTCCTCTTGCCACTCTGAAACCCCTCTCCACAATAATCAAAAAAGTTACAATAATTACATTCCCACATATGAACAGGTGCATATCCTAGTTCAATATCTGGCTTACCTTTGTTTAATCGGTCTAATGTGTCTAGCCAATATTCTTTTGCTATGTCTAAATATTTTCTGTCTACCTCTATCTCTTTCATGTCTGAGTTGTCTTTATTGTAAAATAATAAAGACATCTTGTTTAAACACTCTTTACTTGTTTGCTCATACCAATATGCATAAGTTGCTAGTTGTAAATAGTAGTTTATAGGTTCATTAAATTTATTTAAATTACCAGATATAGTTTTAAATTTTCTATGATTACAAGTTTTAATATCATATAATTCTTTATCAGATACAACTAGCATATCTAAAAATCCTCTTACATTCCATTCGTTTATTTGTATTTCTTTTTCAATGTAAACTTCTTTTTTCTTATCAATACATCCAAGTGAAATAGCCTTTTGTATATCGTCATGTACAATGTTTCCTAGTCTAAATAATCTCATAACATCTTTACTAAAAGGTTTTTCTTTTACCTTCTCAACATGACGATAGTACTGTTTTCTTATACATGAACCTGCTGAACTTGCATGATACCAATGTTCTTTACCATGATATCTTTTTTGTTCATTATCTATTCTTTGTTCATCAATAAACTTGTCATATAGTTCTACAATATTCATTCTTCTTCTCTAGTTGTATAAACATATATAGGTGTATAATCACCGACATAATTACCAAAAACATTATAACTTAAATACTCTATTGCATCTATTTCACTTAACTCTTCTTGTTTCATTAATATGTCTATCATTTTTTCTATACTATAAACTAATATTTGATTGTTAGTAATACCAATTATTGCTTCATCAAATCCATCTGCTTTTAAAGTTTCTTCATCATGCAAATCATAATTTAAAATCTTATTTAGCATTA